CCCTTGTGACTGTTCAGCGAACCGTCAAAGTGCCACAGTCCCACGCAGTCAGCGTCTACGCCCATGCCGACGCTATGCGTTGGGTCGTAGCCGGGGGCGAAGGTCGTCTCTGCTCCAATCGTCACCACGCCAGCATTGAGCTTGCCAATCCATCCAGCATCAGCGTGTATGCCCTCGCCAGAAATGGCGGTTTTCCAAGTCTGACCACCGTCATAGGAGATAATCAAACCCTGTGGCGTAATTCGCACTAGCTTGCCCGTCAGTTCGCCTGTTGCTTCGTCACGGTCAAACCAAGTGGAAACGCCGTCAACCAGCGTATAATCGCCACTCGCCCCGTTAATTTCCGTTGCGGCAGTATTGATTATCGCCTTGAGCAGGTTTTGAAAACTCTCATTAGGCTTGACTACGTTTTTGTAAAACTTTGCCATTAAGACGGTCTGGGCCACCGTTGCGGATATTTTTTCTATCGGATCGCCCAGCTCCATGTCGCACAGCCACGGTTGGAAAACATTGTGCCGATAGCGGATGATTCGCACTCTGGCATTTGCTCCGAAGTCCTCATCAAACAGATCTGCCATGTCAGACCGCTTAAATGTTTCATGCCCATAACCGGGAAGTGAACGCAAGTCTAAAACTTCGGTCTTGTAGTTGTGTCGGGGCTTGCACATCACGGCTAATTGCTTCTCTGCTTGCGTTTTAAGTTGTGTCTGGTCTGCTAAGTCTTGGTTATACCAAACACCTTCTAAAACTTGCGTAGAATAACTTTGATTGTCAAGATAGAGTAAGCCACCATTGACGTTAGCGATGTTCAGGTCGTTCTCACCGAAAGGATAGAGCCTTGTCACGATGTCGTAATCATCGACACGACTAATACCCTTTAGGTTCTTGGCATAGCGAATCTGATAGCCCGTGTAAGGCTGATAGGTTTCCTCATCACGCAGAGAGACGGTCTTGTTCACGCTATCCCAAATTAAGATACCGCCCCATTTCTCCTGCACTTGATTAATGTTGTATAAAACGCTTTCCTTTTCGGTTTCAAGGTCATAAGTGCCGGTTACGTCTACTGTGCCTACTGTCCAACCAGTGCCGTTAAGAAGATAGGACAATGCACTCCCAGCACTCCCGGGGTCAAAGCCGCCTTGAGCCGCACCACCAGAGACAATAATCACCGCACCCCACGGAGGATTGGGATTCTGCGGGTCGTTTGAGATAGTCTGAAACTTCTTGCCTAAAAGCGTCCATGATTCATGGGCCTTGATTTTCCCTTTAAGCTTCTTGCCGTCACGTTGCTTGTCCACTGCATCAGGATTGAGGATGACAAACTCTTTGTCGTCTGCATAGATACGGTATTTGTCGGTGAGGTATGCCCATTTCTCACACGCTAAAGGCAACTCAATTTCAATCGTACAAGTAGCGTTCTGCTCATCGTCAATCCAAGCTTCCACCTCATCAGATTTTGGCGATAAAAAAGCTACCGTACTTCCGTCGGTAGCCTTGATTTCGATATATTCAGGTATTGTGTAAGGCAAATCATATCACCACCTTTACTGCCATCTGTTGTACCACTTCACAGTCGTTGTCCCGGCTTCAGCCGCTGTTATGGTATTGTTGCCGACCGCCAGCACAACACTTGGACTTAACCCTTCAAGGTTGGCCAAAGCATTAGCTCCGTTGAAAGTCGCGGTCAGTTTTTCGGTGTCAATTATCAACGTGTCACTGGCGGTTATTTGTCCGGTATAGGTTATAGTCTTGCTTCCAATAGTGACGCTAGGATTGGTCACAGGACCAACAACTTCAACAATGATAGGGCAAGCATCATTACCACTATTAACTGCCGTTCCTGGGCCTGTTAGTGTGCTTTGTGTCGATGCCCTGATTACTGGGTCATGCGACTTAAAGGGCAGGGTGAATTTGCGATAACCGGGACCTTCTTCAACAAACCTTAATTGCCCAACATAAAGCACGTTGTAAACTTTCCCGGGACGATTGGCGAAGGTTAAGTTTTGCACCCCAAGTTTGGGATTTAAAGCCGCCATTATCTGAGCTTCTTTTGCGTCCCAAGTTTCGGGGGTAGTAGAAACAATACAAGGCAGGGATATTAACCCTGCCTCCATGTCTACACCGAAAAGAATTTCACCATCTTTGCCGGGGACTTGCTCCGCATAATCCTTGAAGTTGCGGATGAATTCTGTACCCCGCATTACATATGCCAGTTCTGTCGAGCCGGATTTCAATACTCCATTCGCATCTACTGTTAAAGCCATATATCACATCACCCCTAACCACCAGCCGTTAGCATAGAACGAATTTCAATGCCCAACGCCTGCATATCTGCCCTGTCATCGAATGATACATGCTCGATGTTGACGGCTTTGTCAATCAATAATTTACGACGTTCCATTGCCGCTATTACTTTATCTGCTACACGGTCCAAATCAGCAACGCCGCCACCGCTTATCCTGCTGGTTATATCCGGTGTTCTAACCAAGACGGATGCTAACTTTTCAAAGCTAGCGGTTAACTGTGGTGATAACACCCGCTCATCATGCCGTAATTCCGCTAAGCCGCTACGGACGACCTTGGCCCCATCGTGTGCCTTGTCCCATATCTGTACAGAGTCGTTAGAGCCAATATACTTAACGATATAACCCAAAGATTCTGCTACTTGGCGCACGCTAAGATAAGTGGTTCCGTTATCGTTGAGCAACGGGCTAAACCACTTACTGCCGACCTTAACTTGTTGCCGTTGCTGATTCCACTCGACGCTTTCCCCTAGCAGGTTAGCTAATGTGCGAGAAGGGAGGGTATAGGTACCACCAATGTTTTTCACTTGATTGGGGGAAATGGTTGCCACCAAGCGCTGCTGTGAGCCTGAAGTGTAATCGGATTCTTTGGGCCTACTTGCGCTACCCCCGCTAACGTAATCACCGTATTGGTTGGCAACATCACTCATAAAGTCTGATAAGCCTGCAACGTTTTCCTTGCTGCCGGTTTCCATCCCTCGCCTGAAGTTGCGCATCATATCCAAGCCTTTTTGATACATCTGGTCATTGACGTTACCCATAGCCGCTAACATTCGCAAGTTGGTATCGTTCAATAAATTTTCAACTTCGTTGTAATACTTCTGCATCTCTTGTTTCTTGCGGTCATTGTTCTGCTTGAGCTGATTGATTTCTTCTCTAGCAGATTTTTCAATGGCTTTTTGCTTTTCTTTCAAGGAATCTATCTGGTCTTGATAAGCGTCCTTCTGGTCTTTCCTTGCCCAATCGTTCTGTTGTAACTGCCACCTGCGTTTTTCTTCGGCCACTTCATCGTCAATTTCTTTAATACGTTCCTGATGGTCTAATCCGGTCCTAACCACATGGTACATACGCTCTTCCGCGAGTTCAGCTAACTTCTTGTTATGCTGACGTTCTGCTTCCTCCCTATCTTCAGATTCCGCATCATCGTCAAGTAAATCCATTAGCTTTTGAATGGCCTTGATTTGTTCTTCGATGCCATTTACTGCGCTTTGTGCTTGTTTTTCCTTGCCTTCAATCAAGCGCTCGTTAGCTTCGATTTCCGATTCATACTGCCTCATGCGGGCATCATACGCATCTTTGATTCGGTCGCGTTCTTCTTTGAGTCTGTCTAAACGGCCTTGAAACTGTTGCTCTTCAAGCCTCCAAGCATCTTGACGGGCTAATTTCTCTTTGTCGATGTCAGCTAAAATTTCTGCCTGCAAATCAGTGTTCATCCGACCAATAGCTTCCATGTGTTGCATCCATGCCATTGTCTGCTGATAGTATGCAGTGTAAGCCGAAGTAGCCAACTGCTCCATAGCACCTTTATTTTCCCATATCTTAGCAGTATTGCTCGCAATTGCGCCGGATAGGCTGTCTATTTCGCTCCTGAGAGACGATACGGCACTCGCGGCATCTTTCATATGCTCCTCGTCGCCAGCTTCCCTGAATCGCTCATATTCAGCCGTTGCCTTTGCCAATACGGGAGTTAGAGTATCAATCTGTTGCTGGTACTGACGATTGGCACTCGCTAGCTGTGCTTGTTCGGTATTGAGTAAAGCGGTTTTACGGGCCAATAGTTCCTGCATCCGGGCAAAATCTTCACTGGAAGCTGTGCCTGCCTCTACCCTGCTATTGAGGTAGTCGTATTCGGCATTGGCTAAATTAAGCTTATGTGTAACTGCATCCATAGCGGAATCTATGCCCATGTTGACAAGCTCGAACATTTTGGCGGATTCGGAAAGGCGCTTAAGAGCTTCGGCAATTTCGTCAATTTCCTTACCCTTGGAGCCGGAGCCACCGCCGCCGCCAATGGAAGGGGGACTACCGCC